CTTTATTCAGCACTCTCGGGCAACCTGGAGTGTTGTTTAAAGGAACTTGTACATGCGGTTGCAACCAGGTGCATGACACCTGTGTTGACTCTGCTGCGTCCGGGAGAAAAACCCGTGGCGTAGTTCAACAGAAGTCATGCCGCTTCAGATAAGAAGTCGGCTTGTAAGAACCTCGTCTATAGAGGCGCGTTAGCTGCGCGGACACAGTTAGATCGTGTCTACTTACTTGATTGAGCCTTAGTTCAATCTTAGGACCTGTGAAGGTCTGGCTCTCGAGGAGGGGAGCAACAATGGTTGCTCCCATCACTGGTCCACATCGTTCCATCTACAGCTCTCATCCGTTCTACAGAGACCAGTTCAAGTACAAGCAAACAAAACCGTTTGCCTACGACTTGCAACTACCTTACGAGGTTCATTTCTCGAAGGTCGTCTTTCAAAGCGGTGGTGAGAGCAGTCAGTGGGCGGTCAGCGAATCCGACCCTGGGCTCATCGGAAACCCCGATGTAAATCAGGTCAAGATCGTGGCCTACGATAGACTGAAAGGCATGTTCAGTGATGCCGCCGAAATAGGCGCAGCATTGGTCACTGTTGGCCAGTCGTTGACCATGATAGAGGCAAGAGCCTTGCAATTGGCTCGAGCCTACAAAGCACTACGTCATGGGCGTTTCGACTCGTTCCTTAAGGAGTTGAGTATGCCCGCAACCACGAAGAAACCTGTCCATAAGGGTGCTGCAGGCCAATGGCTTGAGTATTCCTACGGATGGTCCCCTCTTGTGGATGACATAGCTGGTGCCGTGGAGGTTCTCCAAGCACCGTTGCCGACGAAGGACGTGAAAGGGACTGGGAAGTCCACACGCGTCGAGTACTTCGCACCCCCAAACGCAAGCTACACTCGCTACTTGCGTATACGATCGACCACTTCTCGGGTCAAGTATGGGGCGCGAGTCAAAGTATCCAATCCGGATCTTTGGCTTGCAAATCAGCTGGGTTTCACGAACCCTTTATCCGTCGTCTGGGAAGTAGTTCCTTTCAGTTTTGTTGTGGATTGGTTCGCCAATGTTCAGCAGTACTTGGAGCTCCGTTCAGACTTCTACGGACTTAGTGTCGAAAGTTCGTTCACGACGACCTACGTGACCCGCTCGTTGCAATACGAGTGGACCTCATACGGTTTTGTGGGCAAATACGACATAGCTCAAGTGGTCCGAGTCCCGGGAATTATCACCCCGGAGCTTGGATTTCGAGCCCTTAAAGCCCCATCTGGCAAGCGAGCCGCTAACGCGATTGCGCTGTTGGTTGGGTTTATGAAGGGTTAGATTCTCCTTTCCTACTTAAAGGAAGTTAAAATGGCTGTTCAAGTCGACCTCACGGTCAAGAAAGCAGATGCTGCAACCAACATCGTCTACAGCGGCCTCGTCGGCGCCTCGGGCGATGCGGTCCCAGCGGTGTGGCGTTGTGATGACGTTGCCGCCGGCTGGAGTGTGCTTCCCGCGTCTGTGCGTCCCACCTTCACGGTCATGACGAAGTGGAACGGTCCTAAGTCGGCAAGGCAACTGAAGTTCACCTTCAGCTATCCTTCGCCGTTCACGGACTCGACCACCGGTCTGACTACGATGGTGGACAAGATCTACGCGGAAGGGATCATCACGATTCCACAGGCGATGCCCGTCGCGAATATCAGCGAAGGGAACGCCCAACTGTTCAATCTGCTGGATCATGCGCAGCTGTTGGCCATGGCCAACTCCGGCTACGCGGTGACCTAACCAGGTCACTCTTCGCCCCCTCATAAGGGGGGCGGGGCTCCAGCAGAGACGCTGCTCGTCTCCCGACGGCAGCATACCTTAGTTCAGGTAACAGGAGAAAAGTGATGTTTGATAGTGCACTCAAGCAATGTGTCGCATTGTTCTATCGCGACATCGGCACTCACACCTCAGCTCGTCTAGCAGCAATGCTAGAGAACGAGGAGTGGGAGGGATTGGCCAGTTTATCGGCTGACCCTCGTCAACACTGTAGCGCCGTCTCATACTTTCTAGAAGCACAAGCGGTCGGGTTCTTAAAGAAGTTTCAGGACTTCCCAGGGAGCGCTGATTTGCGAAAACAACGTGCCACAGAGAAGTGGTGGGATGGTGAGCGACAGTGCAAGCGCACCAACGATCGGTTGTTCTGGTACCTCCCGGAAAACAGGGTTTTCGAGCCCTCCCCCCGGGTTCCAGCGATTGCAGACTTCCTGTCTGCGGTTAGAAAAACAATTACCGATTGGATCGGTCCGAGACCTCCTGCTTTGTTAGAGGGGAAATTTGGGCCGGGCGCGACGTTCACCGACAAGGGATCCAAGACCAGCATCCCTCATAAGATCAGTAGTAACCCGTCACTGACATCTGATTGTGTCTGGTTTCTCCCCCAATGGCTGGGGAACCAGGCCGGTGCAGCTTTGGCTGCACGATCAGACGGAAAGTTATGCTTCGTCAAGGGTAACCGGTTCACTACCGTCCCGAAGACAGCCCATACAGACAGAGCTATAGCGGTTGAGCCAAGCGTTAACGTCTTTTTCCAACTTGGGATTGGACGCGCGCTGAAGTCTCGATTGCGGAGCTCGACTGGGTGGGATCTGAAGCATGCACAGGAGATTCATAGGCGGATAGCCCGTGAGTCCTCTGTTTCCAAGGAATTTGCAACCTTGGACCTTTCCAACGCAAGCGACACCGTGAGTAAGAGCCTTGTCAGACTCTGCTTACCCCACGCCTGGTATGAACAATTGGACGATCTTCGGTCCAAGTTCACACAAATTCAGGAGAAGTGGGTATACTTGGAGAAGTTCTCAAGTATGGGTAACGGTTTCACGTTCGAGCTTGAGACGTTGATCTTCGCTGCGATCGTGGACGTGGTCAGCCGTAAGGCTGGTTATGTTCGCGGTTTAGGTGTTGACTACTTCGTTTATGGCGACGATATAATCTGCAAAGATAATATTGTTCCGGACGTGCAAGCTGCATTGAATTTCTGTGGTCTCACCCTCAACGGCTCAAAAAGCTTCTGGGGTGACTCGCCTTTCCGGGAGAGTTGTGGGGGGGATTACTGGTCGGGCAGCGATGTCCGGCCTTACTCCCTCACTTCAGCTCCCAAGGAACCACATGAGTTCATTGCCCTCTCGAATGGCATCAACAAAGCGATCTGCAAGTCCGGTATATTGGACTATAGCATCGGTCGTAGCTGTTGGCGCACTGTCCAGTCTCGGTTTATTCCTGCTAGCATTCGACGTTGCCGAGGGCCAGAAGCCCTTGGTGATATCGTACTGCATGACAGGGAAGTTGACCGGTGGCGGACTCGTCTACGAGGGCAAATTAGGTATCTCCAAGTCTGGAGGCCAGCTAAACACCGCATTGTGCGATACGGCTGGTTCCCGGACGAAGTGATACTAGCTTGCGCTACTTATGGAACAGGTGGCAGTCGTCAAGGGGGTGTTATTCCCCGAGATGGTGTTATCTCCTATAAGTTGGGTTGGGTGACCTACTCGTAAAACAGTAGGGCGCCGGGATTGACACCCCGGCTACTTGCGTCGCGACTTTGAGCGAC